TGAGAAAATGACTAAACAAGCTCAACATTCTGTTTCTCAAAATGCTTACGAAAAAGGTATGCAGCAATTTAGAGAAAATTATACAAAAGAACTTCAACAAATCTCAACCGATCTTATGCAACAAGCTAAGATTGATGAGGCAGAAAACACACTAAAAAAACAAATCACAAATAGGAGAAAATAATGGCAGACTATAATAACAAAGGCTCAGTTTGGAAAAGACAATCAAGAGATACTGACGATCCAAGTAAGAAATATCCTCAATATACAGGAAATTTTACTGATGCAAGTGGTGTCGTAAAGAATGTGGCTATGTGGGTTAATACCAACAAAGAAAAAGATACCCAACCAGATATTAACTTTACTGTGTCCGATAAGATTGAGAAAAAATGATGACAGAAAAAATCAATCCTGATTACTATAAAAACAAGGGTATAGAAACCATAGATGCAATACTTTCACAGCTTTCTTTTTTGGAAGCTGTGGGGTACTTGAGAGGTTCTGCTTTAAAATATCAAATGCGTTTTGGTGAAAAGCATGGAGCAACTATTGATGTGTCTTTGACCGACATTGGTAAATCTAATTGGTATCAGGAAAAATTAATGAAATATTTAAACGATGCCAAGAAACAAGGTCTGGATTTTAAGGAGATTTTACCAAAGGGTTGTGAAAATATTGAGCAACTATTTAAGGATAAAAACAAATGAAAACAAATGGCACAATATATTTTTCTTCAGTAAAGTTTAAAGTTCTAGCCTTTATTAAGAAATTTATAGATGAGCATGATTATTCTCCTACCTTTTTAGAGATTGGTAATCACTTTAATTTTTCAAGAGCCAGAGCTGGTAAGATTTGTTCTGAACTCTACAAGATGGGTTTAATCAATAAAGGTGGTTCATCCCATAGAAAGATTAGAATGAATCCTACTCAATTAAAACAAGTGAAAGGTTTAAAAATTAACAGAGAATATTCAATACATGGATAGAGTTATGAAAGAAAGTTTTTTTGAAGCAACTATTAAGTTTAATGAAGAATTTGATAATGCAGAGTTAGCCGCACAATCAAATAAGCCTGGAGAAAAGGCTTCAATAAAAATCTTAGACCTCAAGCATGAGATGTCGAAGATAAAACAAATAATAAAAAAGGAGCAAGATGTCCGATCCCAAAGTGATAAAGGAACTCAAGGATCAGCAATCGGAGGAATCAAGAAAAATGAATAAGTTCAAAGACTTGGTTCAAAAAAAGAAAAATGAGATTGCTAAACTTGGTACTAAAATTTTGGAAGAAGAACAAAAAAGACCATTTATGGGTTCATAATTAGGTTTTTTAGTTTAGATACTAGAAGTTGAAATATACTGACTAGGGATAGTATGCTCAAATTAAAAGGAGAGGAAGAAAATGTCAAAAAGAAAATATAAAGGTAGGCACAAAACAGAAACCGATACTATCTTAAATAAAGCAATAGGTAAAAAAATAAAAGAAGCAAGATTAAATTATATTATCTTAGATAAGAAAAAGCTTTGTACTCAAACTAAATTAGCCAATGCCTTATATCCACCAAAAACTTTTCAACAAATACAAAAGTATGAAAAAGGTAAGAATGGTGTATCAACAATTATATTAATTCAAATCAGTAACTTTTTTGGTAAGCCACTTGAATACTTTACAAGTGATGCAATAGAATTATTAGGTCAAGTTAAGCCACCTAGTAATAACTCTGAAGTAGCTCCTGAGTTAAATCCAGAGTTAAATTAAAAAGTGTTTAACAAAAACATAGATTGATAAAACAACGATCTATGTTGTGTGTAAGTTGATGATGTGGGGAGGCTTTATAGTGAGCTTCCTCACTTAAATTAAAATGGAACTTGAAATAACAAACTTTCCTGATGAGATTTTACCTAAAAGAATCTTATTATTAATAGAGCAAACTAAAGAGAATATAAGAATAGCCAGAGATCCTTACTATAAAAAAGACACAAAAAAAGAGCCGAAAAGGATTATACTATCCAATTCGGCTATATACATTTAATTTATTCCCACCCAAAAACCCAATAGCAAAAGCTATTACATGATCTTCTAAATAAGTAGATCAACCTAATCGGTTATTAATTTCCTTATCTTTATTTTTATTTATAAGGTTCTTGTAATAATCTTTTTCCATGCAGGAATAATGACCTTTAGTTTTGTCGGCAAAGGCTACAAAGGATTCGGTGTTAATCATTTCTTTTTGGCAGTATCTACACTTGCCAATATCCATGACTATAATTTTAGCTTTTTTCCAAGTTTTCTTTTTCATAAAAATTTTTCAAATTCGGTCAGATCACTTTTTGTTACAACGCCAATGCTAACTTATTTAACTTTGGTGTCCTCTGCTTTTCAACAAAGTGAAAAAAAATTTCACTTAAAAATGCAAAAAAGCTTTTTCTTCAAGTTTATACATCGCATCAATCAATAATAATTTTTTCTAAAAAAACATTTTACTCACTTCTAGACGATTTCAAAAAAGTGTGTGTGGTAAAATAGATTTATAAAAAAAAGAAAGGAGGTAAAATATATGAATAACAAAAAAAATAATTTAGCTTCACCATCAGAAGGTAAATCACCAGCATTAGATTTGGCTATGAAACTAATGTTTGATTTTCCAAATGAAATAGTAAATGAAAAAACTATTACTATTAAAATAACTGAAAGGAGAGGTTGTGTTGATTATCTTGTTACTGATACTTCAAAAATACCAGATACAAAATTAGAAAGTCAAATCTGGCATTCAATTCAAAAAGTTATAGAAGAAAAGTATAAAATAAAATCTGATAGTTGGCAAAAGAAAAGAATAGACTAACTTAATAAAGGCGATCTGAAATATGGTCGCCTTTAAATAGTGTTCTTTGCTTTTATGCAATAAAACTTAACAAAGATTTGTTCATCATTTACTTTTTTATATCCATAGCTTTGACTAACTTTTCTGGCTTCCAAATATCCAGCATTCATACATTCGTACCAGCTATTAAACACAGTTGATTTTTCTAATGGTGGAGAGCATTGACCATACAAGGCAGAGCATACAATCATCGCTAAAACTATTTTCATTTTTCATTACTACCCATTTTTATTTTTTTTAATTCTTCTTCTAGTGCTTTAAATTTTTCTGTAGTATCTTCTAAATCCTTTTGGCAATACTCTAGCTTTTGCAGACATCTTTTATTAGCTGCATCTTTAGCTTTACCTGCGTCTTGCAGTTCGGCTACTTCCTGTTTAAGTATTCGGATTTGATCCTTATATTCATTTACCAAATCTAAGTTATCTGACATTAATTATTTAGGTCGCTTCATAATTTCTGCACCCTTTAATCCATAGATACTAGAAACTACTCCAATAAATAAAGCTTGATACCAAAAAGGCATATTATTAAAATACTCAAAAAACATTTCTACCTTTGCCATAATTTCTGGATCGTCAGAAAAGATAGACCATATTAATAACATCACAGGAGCAGAAACTAAGATCAAAACAAATTCGTCTTTCCATCCTTGCTGATTATTAGTCATAACAGCTTGTTTGTATTCCAGCTCACCTCTTGCCATTTTACTAGCATGAGTAGCCTGTGCATCTGCCATAAGCATTTGAGTTTCTTTACGCTTTTTATAAATATGCGTACCTGCATTTAAAGCTAATTTAATTGCACTTAACCACATAATGTCCTCCTATAATTTTGCTGATTTCATTTTGCCAGATAATTTACCGCAGCGATGAGGTGTTTGCTTCGCCCATCTACTGTCTAGCATTTGATTACCAGCTTCTTCATAATCTTCATTATCAAGAGCTGACCACATTTTTTTAAATTTAGAAACTCCACCTACACCCATTTGATAAACCATTTCAATCAACACTTCTTTTGCAGTATTGTTAATGGATCTATTGCCTACCAAATTCTGGGTAGAATCCAATGTTCTTTGGAAATCTTGTTCAAATACTTCCTCACCCATTTCTTTAGTATATTCTTTATCTTCTTCATAATTATCTTCTGGCGTTATTAAATGTCCATAAAAGATTGTTGGAAATCCAAGATGATCTTTATAAACTTTATTAACAAAACCTTCATGTTCTTTTATTTCTTCTTTAAGATTTTCGTACATTTTTCTTTCTTGAGCATTTAACTCTTTGATGCCAAATCCAAATATTAATTTTGCTTAATCTTTTTTCAATAAAGAATAAAAGTTTTTCAAAAAAACCCATAGTCATTTTTATTACTCCCATGTTATTGATGGCTTATATTAATTACAATTGTTTTTGTGTAGGTCTGATGGTACTTCTTTTGTGATCCAAAACCAAGATGAAATTTTAGTTCCTTCTTGAGTGTAGGTACATTTTTGTCCTATGGAACAGGCACTTAATGCAAACGCAAATATTAATATTAAAAATATTTTATTCATAATTTCTCCTTATTGACAACTTTCACATTCGTTAGTGTCATCTATTACAACTCCACCATTATTTTCATAAGTTGAATCTTCTGCTTTTGTTGATGAGCATACACAATTATCACAGGTACATAAATCTTTATCGTAATGATGGCTATGCAAAGGTTCTCCACAATGACAATTACAATGGCAATTAGTGCAAGTTTTTTTACCCATAATAAATTATTCCTCTATTCTAAAATTAATTTTGTTATTTTTTTTTCACCCATATAAATTTCTATTTCAGCTTTTGATTTAAGACATTTATATTGAACCCTATCATTAGGTGCAGTATTCCTCATCGCTATACGCTTACCTTTAAGACATTTTGATAAGCTGGGTTGAATTAAGTGTTCCTTAATTTCATGGTCTACTATCATTAATAAAGCAAAAACTGTTTCAATCATTTATTGACTTCCATTAGCTCTTACTTTGTCTTTAAGTTTTTCTACTTCTGTTCTTAATCTTTCAATGTCTTTAATCATTCTTGAAATATTAACTCCATTGTGCATCATATCATCTACTCTGGTAATTGTCTTTTCTAAATCCCCAGCTAAACTTTCCTGGATTAGAAATTGTTCTTGGTCTATGGGTTTTTGATCTGACGCTTTTAATAAATCGCTAGACATTAACTCTCTACTTGTTTCAAGAGAAACAAGCCTTGCTGTCAGTTCTGTGTAGGCAAAGATTCCTGCTGATACTGCTACGATAATTCCAATCATATTTTTGATTGGCATTGAAACAGAGGTGTTTTCGCTTACCTTCATAATTATTGTAAAGGATTAGATGTAGCTACTTTAATTTCTTCTATTTGTACTTTAAGTAATTCTATTTCTTTGGCATTAACTAAAGATTTAGTGTGGTTATGATTTACAGGATGTTCATGTGAAGTATCTACACTTTCTAATTTTGCTACTTTTTCTTTTAAAACTTCTATTTCAGATAAAAAACTCATATCAATGCTTTTAGATGCACCTGCTAGTGCGTCTAGTTTAGTTGTAATTTCTCCATACTTAACGAAGCCACCACCGATGGCAACGATGGCTGCTATAAGTGCAGCTATTCCTGCTAATTGATCTTTTAGATTAAATTTGTTAGCCATTTTTCAATTGCTCCAGTTCTATTAAAAGTTTTTGTTTTTTTAATTTTATGTTGTGTAAAAGTTCCTGTTTCTTAAATACAGGATCATTAACTTTATATTTATTTAAAGTTACTTCTGTGTAAAGAAGTCTTGGATCAGACATATTAAGTTGATTTAAGTATATGTCTTTGCTTTTATAAAAAGGAATTGTGATATAACCAACTAAACTAACCTGGTCATTAGTCATTATTTCCAATTTAATTATATTCTTAATTTGTAAATTCTTATCTAAATCTTTAATAGCCTCATCAACTTTAGCCATTATTTTGTCTATGTTGACATTTTTTTTCTGTCGTATATTTTTTTGCTTGGTATTATTTGTTGTTGATACGACTTCTGTTGTAGATTCTTCGCTATCAGATTCTTCTTTTTCTTCTGTTTTAACTTCTGATTCTTTCTCAGTTTGTTTTTCTTCTTGAACATCAGTTTCTTCTACAGCTTCATTGTTTTCTTCTTCAACAGTAGCTTCTTCAATTACTTCTTCTTCTTTAATAGTTTCCTCTTTCTCAGAAACCATTGGTAATGTTTCTTCTTCATAAATTTCTTCTATAATTTCTGTAGCTTCTTCTTCAACTGTTTTAGGCATTCTACCCATTGAGTCGTTTGGTGGATTAGATGTTAAGGTTGCCATTAAAGTTGTTGGAGGTTCAATAGTTTCTTCTATCTCCTCTATAACTTCTTCAACAATCTCCTCTGCCATAACCTCAACAGTAGATGGTAATGTTTCCATCTCTACTACTGTAATTATTTCTTCAGTAAAGATTTCTTCATTAAAAGTAAAAGTTTCTTCTTCAAAGAAAAACTCATCTATATCTTCAAAGACTTCTTCTTGTAAATCTTCCAATATATCATTTATTTCATCTTGAATAGATTGATCTATAGGCTCTGATTCGTATGTAATTGTAAGAGAGGGTTCTTTTAAATCTACTGAATAGTGAGCTGTACTATTAGAAGTATCTGTAAAATCATATCTTACATTAATATCAAAATCTGTTTGAGTATTTCTGGATATAGACAAAGTATCAGATCCAGATTGATAACTACCACAGTTAATATAACCACAACCAGTAGAACTATATGTTCGAATTTGTGTTGTTGCTTCACCATCTGGCTTAGTTATTGTTACCTTTGAGGTAACTGTAGAATTATAATTATTCCAATGCCAATATTTAAAAGAATGATTTGATGTAAAACCATCTTGTAATTGTGCCTCAGTTAAATTTGCATCGTCTTTTAAACTTACATCATCAGACTTAATATATGTATTATTAACAGCAGCAACTGTACTATTGCCATGCCTTTGAGTAGCAGTACCAGACCAACCTGTAGAAAAATCTTGGCTAATTAAATTATTTGTCGTTGTTTCTTCTGCTGAAGAAGTTGTAAGGATTAACATCGTCAGCAAAATTGTTAATACGATATACCGCATAAGCCATTATTCCTATAAAGATTATTAACCATATCATTTAGTTGGTTTCCAATCTATGTTTTTTTTCTTTTTAGATTCTTCTTTTTCTTTTTCTTTTTCAATTCTTTCAAACTCTTTTGTCATGGCTATTTGCTCTAGCTTGTCAGCTTTCTTTCTTTCATCCATTCGCTTAACATAAGTTTTAAAGTCAGGTCTTTCATGGTCATACTTCTGCCATATTACCAAAGCTGCATCGCCAATTTTTCCATCAATCGGACAAGGAGTTCCAGCATTAATCATAGCTTCAAAAACTCTTTCGTCTTGGCAAAGAAGTGCAATACTTGCAACTTTCATACCAAAGTCATTGAGAACTTTTGCTAATTTAATTCTTTCGCAATTTAAATCCCTAAAGGTCTTGCCACCTGAAATACCTAAACCAAATGTTTGTATGCCACCTGAAGCTCCTGTTGCACAGACATCTTGCGATTGTGCAGAAAAGGATGGTGCAGCAGCAGTAGGAGGTGATGATCTTATATCTGAATTTGTAGTATTATTTGT